CAACTCCTAGTGATCCAAGAATAGAATATATTGGTGCCTGAGTAGGACTGCGGATTTTGATTCCGCCTATCGTGGTTCGAATCCATGCACCCCAGCCAACACTAAATATATGATGAGACATTTAATAGACCTTTTTGAAACTAAAAGAGAAGAGATAAAGCTCGATCCGCTACCTTATAAAGTAGACGATCTAGCACCGATCCTAAGTGGAGACAATGTTGATTATCACTATCACGTACTAAGCAAGGGCTATGTTGATCGCTACAATAATGGCGAAGGCGATCCTGCCTTTAATCTAGGCGGCGCTAAATTACATAATATGTGGTGGGCGCAACTTGAACCTAGAGAAGGATTAAACAATCCATCGGGTGCTATCAAAGATTTTATAGAGAAGAACTACGATAGTATGGGCGGCTTCATAGAAGCTATGACTGAAACTGCCAAAGGCATACAGGGCAGTGGATGGGTCTATCTCGCAAAAAGCGGCGATGTAAAGACTACACCAAATCAGAGTTTCAAGTCGGATATGATATTACCTATAGATATGTGGGAACACAGCTGGACTGATTATACTCCATCTAAAAATGCCAAGAAAGACTATATTAGGGCTATGATGAAGATAATTAATTGGGATATCATCAACGATAGGTTGAGATAAGCGGGCGTAGCTCAGTGGTAGAGCATCTCGTTGCCAACGAGAATGTCGTCGGTTCGACCCCGATCGCCCGCTCCAAAACATAAACTTATGTTTTAATGATAAAAATCTAAACTAAATAAAAAGTTGGTTACAGTTCAACTGTAATCGACTTTTATATTGCATAGCAAAAAAAAACTTGACTTAGGTCGCACTTTGCTGTATAAATATAAAGTAACTAAAAAGGAGAAAGTTATGAAGAACACACTAGCAAGTCTGTTGGTATCGGTTGCAATGGTTGGAACCGCTGTAGCAGCAGATCTACCTAGCAAGGCCGCTCCGGCAGCTCCGGCTCCGGCAGCCTCGAGTGTAGCAGACGGTTTTTATCTAGGTGGTAATCTTGGTGCTAACTACACTAAGTTTGACAATCTAAGCACAAACAAGATGCCTTACACTATAGGTGCAGTCGGCGGTTATGAATGGAATCGTTACTTCCGTACTGAAGCTACCTTTGATTATACATCAAAGCAGACACCAACAACTAAGGAAAAGGGCGAAACTGTTTTCGGTAACGCTGTAGTCCAGTACCCAGTTGGTTTTGGCTTTACACCATATGCACTCGCAGGCGTCGGCGAAGGTTTCGATGCTTGGGGGAACAAGAAGGGTGATGCGCACACGCTCTATAACATCGGCGGTGGTGTACGTTATGCAATCAGCAAGAATATTGAACTTGATGGTCGCTATCGTTACGTTAACGCATTTAGCGGTGTTAAGTTTGAAAACAACAATGTTGTAACATTCGGAGCAAACTACAAGTTCTAATCTCAATAGGATGGAACTAAATGAGATAACGGGCTTGCCCCGTTATCTTTTTCATTGACAAGTATCAGTATATATAGTAGTATACAACTTGCAATACATAGGATGGCAAGCCCATAGTTGGGCATCGCATAGAGAAGCCGATACTCTCAACATCCGTTAACTTTAAAAAGGAAAAACAAATGAAGAAGATCACTATGAGTGCTATCGCACTATTGGCTTTCACTGCCGCTGCAGGTGCTACTGACCTGCCATCAAAGAAGACAGCACCAGCTGCTCCTGCACCAGTTGCTGAAGCTACTACTACAAGCAATGACAGTTTGACTGCTGCTTATGGACAAGATCTAGAAAATAACTTCGGAGCAAAGACTGCCGATAGTTACAAGCTAGTTTATACACACAATCTCGGTGCCGGATTTACTATCGGTGGTCAGGCACAGACCACACAAGGTACTGATAATACACTCAAGCAGAACCTCGAAGCACAACTTGGTTATAAGGCACCTGCGTTCTATGGTGTTACATTAGGTGGCAAGGTAGGCGTTGGTGAACGTTTTGTTTCAACTGGCAACTTTCCATATTATGCTATCTACGGAACAGCAGACTACAAGGTCATGGATAAGCTAACTTGGAATGCTCTCGGTTATCGCTATCGCAGCGCATTTGATACCGATGCTTATGGTTACCAGAGCCATCGTTTAAGCACTGGTGTAACTTATGACATCACTCCAGTGTACAGTGTAAGCGCACAGGTATATCGTAACTTTGATACAACTACAAATTTCAACGCAACTGGCGATGGGTTTGAAGTTGGATTGACTGCAAAGTTCTAATAAATTTAAAAGGTGGATAGATAATAAAATTTATTCCACCTTTTTTCTTGACTATATAATAGTAATATAATATTATTAGTAAATAACAAGGGCGGTTGGCACAGTGGTAGCGCATCTCGTTTACACCGAGAGGGTCGGGGGTTCGAAACCCTCACCGCCCACCATTAAAAAGAAGGAAGAAAAGATGAAGAAGATACTTATGATTGTAAGTGCTTTAGCTTTTGTTGCTAGTGTTTCTGTTTCTGCTCCAGCCGTTGCAGCTGAGCCTGCTACTAAGCACGTTTGCCACATTAAGAAGGGCAAGGAAGTTTGCAAGGATATCAAGGTACGTCCAAAGAGCGCACCTCTTGCAAAGAAAGTAGAAAAAAAGCCTGTGGTTAAGAAACCAGTTAAAAAGAAGAAAATATCTAACTAATTAAAAATGGGAGCTTTTGGCTCCCATTTTTTTTGGATTAAGCACCAATATAAAAACTTGACTTTGCGATAAACTACTATATACTGATCATATAGCAGAGGAGCAGACGATGGCAAAAGCAGCAACCAAAAAGAAAGATACCGGCAAAATCAATCTAACGCCGAGGGCCAAGAAAGCACCTAAAGCCCGCAATCCACTTTTCCTAGATGAAAAGTACACAGGCCCCGAACCGACTTGGGAAGGTTGGGAAAAGTGGAGTACTGAGAGATATTGGAAAGAAAAGCATCGCGGGCTTTACTATTATAATTATTTTAACACTTATAAGGACCTTGCTCCAAACCTCTTCAAGTGGATGGCTACTGCTGGGTATACTAAAGAGGATATCCGTGCTGTTAAGGAAATCCCAGATAGCCACATGACTATCACTGCTGCTGCATTGGCTACGATGTTTTTGCGCGGTATGCCTGAGAACCGAGACGATATGGAACATCAGGATTCGGGCAAATGGGTGCGCAATGAGCTCGCCGGGCAGATTATTAAAGGACAAGCGCTGGTAGATAAGAAAACAGCAGCTGATAAAAATTCTGTTAATACCCATCAACCCAGCATCCAAGAGCGCATCCGTGAAGCTACGTATGTGCATCTAGAAGCTATTGAGGAATGGTTGGAAGGATTCATCAAAAATCCGGAAAACTTTGATCCTAAGGGCTTCAATGTACTCAACCACTTTAAGAGCCAAGAAGTCAACCAAGCACACGCACGTTTAATCCGCGAGCAATACGCCTACAGCAAGCAAGACTACGACGAGCTACTAAGCAGCACTAAAGACAAGACAGACGCTTACACGCAGCTTGTAGACGGTTATAGCTGCTATACAAAAGCACAGCAGAAGAATATGCAAGCAGCACTAACAGAGATCATCGCAGCTTGCGATATGATCCTGCAGAAAGCCAAAGTGTCCCGCAAGACACGTGCCAAGAAAGCACCAAGCAAGGAAAAATTGGTTGCTAAGTTGAAATTCAAAGAAAGCGATGATCGCTACAAGTTGGTTAGTATCAAACCCGAAGAAGCGCTACAATCTATGGAACTTTGGGTGTTCAATACCAAAACACGCAAGTTGGGTGTATATGTGGCTAGCGATACAGCAGCGCTCAGCATCAAAGGCACAACGATCATCAACTACAACGAAGCAAAGAGTGTTGCTAGGACCGTACGCAAACCAGAGGAGTTCTTCCGAGATGTGAAGAGCTTGCCAAAAACCAAGATGCGCAAACTCTATGAAACTATCAATGGTGTAGAAATCAAAATGAATGGAAGGATCAACGCAGATATCGTGTTGTTAAAAACCTTTAGTTAAAGTTGTTCTGGAATCCGAATAAATAACTAATAAAGAAAAGGAATGTCAAAATGGCATCAATCGGGTTCCAAAACAATCAAACTAATTCTCTACTATACAAGGATAATCCAAGTAGACTGTTTTCGGTTGTAGATATCGATCTGTTAACTGGAAACAGTTACTTAATAGATGGGATAGAAGTTTTAAATTCAAAAGCATTGGGATCAGCTATAACTGATTCTAAGTTAACAAAAGTTGGAATCTTAAAAAATCTACAGGTAAGCGGAAGCCTAAATGTAGCAGATCATATATTTTATAATGATGCTACTGATAGGATTGGTATCGGTACTGATGCACCCAATGCTGCACTAAGCGTAGCTGAAAATGGTGTAGAGATCGTAATTGGTAGCCTAGCAGACGGAATCGCACACGTTGGAACATTCACTAGCAACGATCTAGCTATCGTTACTGATAATGTAGTGCGTATGAATATCTCAAGGACTGGTAAGATAGTAATTGGACATCCGGTAGCACAGAATGCAGATGTAGAAATACAAGGACGCTTGTTTGTGCGACAGTTAGTTGTTGATCAAGCTGATAACAACAATAGTCCATTAGAATTTAAAGCACCAGACGGTGGTAGTAATTACGGTATGGGTATACTGTTTACTAGTAACAACACCACAGCTAAACAATTTATATTGAGTGCAAATCCTGACAGTTTCTATAGCACAGAACATATCAATCTAGAAAATACCAAGAGCTATTTAATAGCAGGATTTCCTGTAGTATCAGTCAATAGCCTAGGTCCAACTGTAACACAGAGCAATCTAACACGTCTAGGAACTCTTGTTAGCTTGGATGTAGCAGGTGCTACTAATTTAGCAGGAACTATTTCAGTTGATAAGGGTGTGCTAACTATAACCGACGGGACTGTTATCAATACCAATAGTGTTTCTATGGGAAATACCCTGCAGAATGTCAGCATCTCTACAAAGAATATCTCATTCGGTACGAAAGAAGTTCCTACTACAGATGTAGTAGTAAATGGTACGCTGGCAGTAGGCATACAGAACATAAGTTCTGATGTAAATTTTGAAACATCGGGTAATTTTAGATTTGCTAATAGATTATTCGCTGTGGGAGTGACTGTTCCATCTTCGGGATCCTTTAAAAAGGGAGACATAGTATGGAATTCAAATCCTGTAGAAACTGGGTATGTGGGTTGGATATGCGTAACTGACGGTACACCAGGTATATGGAGGAGTTTTGGACAAATTGGAGTTGAATAATTTCCGATGGATCCAAAATTTATTTTTTATCAAGCCACTCTATGGCAGACCTTTGCTAAAGTCATACCATTAATAATAGCTATCGTAGTAGCTATACTATATGCTGTTGGTTTTAGAGATTGGCCTTTAATAATAGATTCTCTGCTATCTCTAGCTTTTATCTTTTTTGTCACTTGGTGGTTCTGGGTTATATGGACCATAATGCTTATCGCCAGTGTATTAGAAAAATCCAAAGTAAACTTGCAAGATATCATCCAAGAAGTTAAATCATTTAAAGAAAATATCAAAGATCTTAAAAATTGACTTGTGCTCAAAACCATGTTATTATAATTAAATACTACAGCGGCTCTTGGCTTCATTCCCGCTTTACAAATTCTGCAGCCTATGCTAATATAAACATAGGAGATAAGCATGATTCCAGTTACTTACAAATATACTAGCACTAAAGAATATCACGACGCTTTTCCTTGCGCTTACAGGCAATGGAGGGCAGATAGCCACTGTAATCTAATCCACGGATACAGTTTTAGCATGAAGTTCTATTTTGGTACTAATGATCTAGACGTGCGCAACTGGGCTGCTGATTACGGTGGACTAAAAGAATTGAAGCGATTCTTAGAAGACAAATTTGACCATACCCTTCTGGTCAGTTCTGATGACCCGGAACTTGAAACATACAAACTTCTACAAGAAAAGAAGATGGCTAAACTCACTATCCTGCCTAAATTAGGTTGCGAGGGATTAAGCGATATGCTTTACAAATATGTAAATGCTGTCTATATTCCAGATATGTGGGGGCCCGGTGAAGCACAGAGACTTTGGTGCTATAGAGTCGAAGTCCGTGAAACCCAGTCAAATATGGCATTTAGAGAAGGTCATCGTGAATGGAACGAGGACTTATTTGAAGGTTTTGAGTAAGTTTGCATAAATACATAGTTAGTAGCAAAGGACGAACTATGTATTATGGATTTATTTACGAATGGACCAATATGCTTAACGGTAAAAAGTATATTGGTTCACACGCCGGAACAACAGAAGATGGCTATATCGGGTCTGGTAAAGTTTTTCAAAGAGCTATAAAGAAGCACGGGATAGAAAACTTTACACGAACCATTCTTGAGTATGTTGAAGTTGAAGATAGAAAGTATCTATTAGAGCGTGAAAAGTTACATTTAGATAAAGTCAATGCTTACTATTCAGATAACTTCTATAATGTAGCCAAAGATGTAATAGGTGGAGATACTAAAGCGGGTTGGACAGAAGAACGCCGTCAGGAATTTAGTAATCAAATCAAACAAGTCTGGGCAAATAGGACAGAAGAAGAAAAGAAAGCATTATTAGATAATGTCCATAGCAAAACTAAAGAATGGTATCAGACCGAAGAGGGTCGGCAATTAAAAGAGAAGTTGCGAAACAATATACCCAAGATGGTAGAGGGTGTAAAGGCTCGTGACCCAGAAGATAGAAAGCGTAGTGCCCGTTTAGGTAAAGAGCGTATGGGTTCTGAACGCAGGAAAGAAGTAGCCCGTAAAGGGGTAGAGAATCGTGACCCCGAAACAGAAGCATTAGCAAGACTGAAGGCTCTAGAAACAAGAGCAAACTGGACAGAAGAAAAGCGTAAAGCAGTGTTTGAGAATAGTAGTCGTGGCAGAAAAGGCAAATGTGCTGGTAGTGAAAATGGTAGGGCAAGAAAGATTGTTGCCGAGTCCAGAACATTTGACACTCTTAAACAGGCTATGTTAGAATTAAACATATCAGAATACAAACTACATAGTAGATTGAAAGACCCAGCCAACAAGGAATATTATTACCTATGAACGAACAGAAGATAAAACAACTTACTGAACAGGCTAACTTGTCTGCTGATAAGACATATCAATTTGATCCCGAAGACGGATTCAAAATTCAAGAATGGGACAAGATCCGTTTGGCTAAGTTTGCTGAACTAATCATCAACGAATGTTTAGATGTTGCTAACGATACACAGTATGATGGCAAGGTTGTTGCCAACCGTATCAAGTTTGTTTTTGGAGTTGAAAAATGATTGACTACTACGAAGCACTTAGAGAAATGCACAAAGGTAATGTCGTCAAATATGTTGGCACAGTGAATGGCAATGTGATGAGCGATAACGGTGCCAGTTTCTGTATGTGTCGTGGTTGTATCTTTCTATTTGACAACGGAGTAATCAAATGGAACAAGTTGGGATATATGGTCTACGATCCAGACTTTCGTTATGAACTCACAGGTGAAACAGTTGATCCAAGAGCGTGGAAACCAGAGAAGAAAAGCAGGGAACTCAAGTCAAAGTTAGGTTATAGTAGAATAGGATTAAAAAATGTTTAACGCAAGGTTAGAACAACGTCTTTGGTGCTATCGTGTCGAAGTACGTGAGACACAGGCTAATATGGCTTTCCGTGAAGGACATCGTGAATGGAATGAAGATCTATTTGCTTGACATATATTTTAATTGTGCTATTATAATGCTATGATTAAACGCATAGGTTTCGCTTGTAAATGGTCTGAACTAGGACCTAAAGGTATCATTAGTGTACCAGAACTCAATAATAGCACAACTACTGTAGCTTGGCTTAAGCGCCAAACTAAAGAAGTAGCTGAACAAAAGTTATGGGATCTCATGACCCATAACATCGATGCAGTACATAATCTTGTAAAGAAAGTTGGAGGATTAGATGAGCATTTTAGGATGGTGCGTCTTGGCAGCGATATTCTTCCTGTCTATACTGAGCCTAGTTGGAATTACTTTTGGCATAGAACAGACGTTAAAACATATGCAGAGCGAGGATTTAAACGGATTGGAGAAATCAGCAGACACAATGATGTACGTCTGTCTTTTCATCCTGGCCAATTTACTGTTCTTGCAAGTGATCGAGAAGATGTTGTTGAACGCTCAATAGAAGAGTTTGAATATCATGTAGATATGATACGTTGGATGGGCTATGGCCAGAAATTCCAAGATTTTAAATGTAATGTGCATATCGCCGGCAGGCAAGGTCACGAAGGTATACGCAAGGTATTAGGCCGATTGAGTCCCGAGGCCCGCAATACCATAACGATCGAAAACGAGGAAAATACACATGGACTTGATGATTGTCTCGCTATTAGTGATGTCGTTCCTATCGTTCTTGATATCCACCATCATTGGATCAAGACAGGGGAATACATTCAACACAAAGATGACCGCACGAGAAGGGTTTTGGACAGTTGGCGCGGTGTCAGGCCTACTCTACATTTTAGTGTCAGCCGTGAGACTGACTTGGTTGGGCATTCATTAATCGATCGTCCAGATATGTCTCAGCTGTTGGCTGAGGGATACAAGAAACAAAAATTAAGAGCCCATTCTGACTACTACTGGAACACAGCAGTTAATCAGTGGGCTCTTGAGTTTCTAGATCAATTTGATATTATGTGCGAATCTAAAGCGAAAAACCTAGCTAGTAGGAAGATATACGAAGAGTATATTAAGCTGACTTCTTAGGACGTCCGCCCTTCTTAACAGCAGCTACGACTTCTTCAGCCTTAACCTTAACCGCTTTCTTTTCCTTAGCTACAGCAGTCTTGACCTTAGTAGCTGCCTTCTTGACTTCAGCAACTGCGACTTCTTCAACCTTAGCTACTTCTGCTACGACGGCTGTCTTAGCTGCTTCTTCAACCTTAGCTACTTCTGCCTTGGCTTCTGTCTTTACTTCGGCAAGAGCTTCCTGCACTGTTTCTTTCTTAGTAACCATTTTATACAGGACATATCCTGCTACTGCTACTGCTATTACACCTATGATAGTTTCCATTTATCTTCTCCTTTTAGGCATTTTATTTAGTGCTAAATATCGTGTGGTAAAAAAAATCTTTCCCTGCTCTTAGAATAAATATCATTATGATAAAAATAACCGAATCAGCAAAGAATCATATAGTAAAAGTCCTTGAACAGATGGAAAAACCCTATCTAGTTTTCGGATTAAAAGGTGGCGGATGTGCCGGATTTGAATATTTTTGGGAACCAGCTGATCAAGATTTATATGAAAAGAATGGTGATCCCAAGAGAGATGAATTTATTGATTTGAACAACGAAAAAAAATTAATAGTAGATTGCACTAGCTTGCTTTATTTATTTGGCAGCACTATCGACTACAAGAGCGACTTTGTAAGCAGCAGTCTCGTAGTAGAAAACCCCAATGCTAAATCAAGTTGTGGGTGTGGCACTAGCATTGCTGTATAATAGGATGGAATTGAAATGGTAAAAAAGATAATTGACGTAGGTATCGTAGGTAATGATGCTACAGGTGACCCAATTAGAGATGCGTTTTCTAAAACGAATGACAATTTCACTGAATTGTATGCGGCTCTTGGAAATTCCGGTGGATTGGCATTTACTGGATTAGTGCAAGCACCTAATCATTTAATTGCAGATAACATACTAATTACCAATCATAATGGGACTTCTCTTTTACAAAAATCCCTCGTAGCTGGTTATGGTTTAGCGATAGACAATAGTGATCCTACTAAAATAACTATCATCAATTCCGGAGCTAGGGTAGTATCAGATACCCAGCCAGCATTGGGAGGTAACCTAGATGCTAGAGGCAACATAATATATAACTTGCCAGATCCTGCTGGCTATTCTATTATACAATCTAGTCTAGGTTTACCAAATCAAGATAGTTTTGCTATCTCTAAAAAATACGCTGCACAGAATTTCGTTCCATTAGCAGGAATGCCAGCTACAACAATCGCTAATCTCGTCATAGGACAGTTTTATGCTATCGCCAGCCTAGGCACAACGACTAATACACAGTGGAATATCATAGCAGGGACTGTTGGAATAACTTATGTAGTTGGCAGTAATTTCTATGCCGCCGTTACAGGCAGCGGATACGGTACAGGAACTGCTTACAATAGTATGAGTGGGTTCTTAAGCGTTCCTCCCGGAGCCACGACTACCCAAGTTCCCCAGAGACAAGAAGTAATAGGTAAAGCAGGCGATACCATGACTGGTGCTTTGGTATTAGCAGCCGATCCTGATGCTAACAGCAGTCCTCTGCAAGCAGCTACTAAGAATTATGTAGATACTACTGCATTTGCTAGCCAAGCAGATTTTTTCGTAAGCTCCACAGGTGATGATTATCAACCAACTATTATCGAATCAAAAAAAGGTAGAGCTCTAGCTTATGCATTTGGGAGTCTAGCGAAAGCCTGCGCGGCAGCTGAAGCTGTACAGGCAGCAGCAGCGGAAGAATTAGGTCCGTATCAAAAGACTATAGTTTACACAGTGCAACAAGTAGCTACAGCTTCTACAGTAGCCGCTGTCACACAGATAGGCACGAGCAGCGGATATTATCTAGATATCACACACGGTGGGCTTGGAACAGATCCACGTGCTGGTGCGAACTATGTCATAAGATCTGGTATATTACTGCAAGGTACTACTAGCGGTGCGTTGGCTATCATTGATTTTGTTGGCGACGTAACGACTGCACCAAATGTCGAGAGATATAATATACACTATATTAATAATATATCTTTTACTTTAGGTGAAAATTTAAGCTACGCCGATCCTGTCAAAAAGACACAGATTACCATACATATAGAAAGCGGTGAATACTACGAAGACTATCCAATAAGGATTCCGGAAAACGTATCTATAGTAGGCGACGAACTCCGTCGAGTTATCATACGACCAAAAGCAAATATAAGTGCCAGTAAATGGGCAAATACGTTCTTCCGCAGAGACATAACTATTGATTCAAGCAGCCCATTAACGCTGCTTACTCCGGTACCGGTGGGAGAATTTACTATCGGGTTCCCATATGTGATCACTTCACTAGGTTCAACAACTAATTCGCAATGGAACACAATAGCAGGTACTACTGGTGTTTTTTATGTCGTTGGCAGTAGTTTTGTAGCCGCAACTACGGGGAGTGTTTCAGGCAATGGAACAGCCTACAGTGTATATGGATATCATTATCTAACCGATCCCAGCAGGCCTATATATAGCAAAACCATATCCAATGCAGGTAGTTTCGCAAATGCACAAAAGATATTATATGCTAATAGGGCATTTATACAAGCAGAAACTATAGGTTATATTAACGACACATATACTACTATCATAACTGGATCAGACTCACTCAGCAACAGTTTTACCTGCATATCAAACAGCAACCTTAATGTTGGTATGCCAATACGATTTGCCTCGCTATCAACTTATAGTACAGCGACAACTTCTGGCACCAATCGAATACAAGTTAAATCTACTAACGGAATGATAGAGGGTCAAACCGTACAGTTTAGCGGTACTACTCTAGGTGGATTACTAACCGGATCTACATATTACATATTATCAGTAGTAGATAGCACAAATATCGTTGTAAGCACATCTTATCCAGGAGTAGCACTATCATTAACTACTGATAGCGGCATAATGACTGTTACTGTAACGACTCCACTGATAGGAGGAGTAGATTCATCTACCACTTATTATGTCTTAGCTAAGATAGGATCAACACAGTTCACCATATCAAATACACTATCGGGATCGACTCCCGGAGCTATCTTTAACATAACTAGTTCAGATGTTGGCGCTGCTACTATGCAGAGCAATTTTTACTATAACCAATCTAATTATTCTCGTGATATAGGAATGCTAACCGATGCTATAGGCTTTGACCTCCTCTATGGAAAACAGACAAAAACATTAGAAGCAGCTATCTCATATTATTCAAGTGCTAGTGGGTTAGTAACTATTGGTGATCAATTACCTCAGACTAGCGCGGCGATAGCTTATATGGGAACACTAGTAGCATATGCTCTAGCAGAAAATGCTCCGCCAGCTTCTTACCAGCACACCCTAACACCAGTGCCGCAGGTTACATTCGCAAACATAAATTCAGAAGCGGGGGTATCTACAGCCGTTACCGGGCTAGTACAGCTCATGTTAGACATCGTAAACCAAGATGCTTCCTTCAATTTCCCCAAGAAAAACGATCAGATGGATGTTTTCTTGCTAAACAATGCTACCATACTTAGGATGTTTACTGGGCAAGGCCATGGCGGGTTTATGGGCGTGCTTGATCCTGAAGGACAGATACTTACTAAATCACCGTTTATCGAAATCTGCGCTAGTTTCTCAAAAAGTATTAATGCACAGACATTCGCGGGCGGATTGTTTGTTGACGGGTTCGCTGGCAGCTTACCGTGTACCATTACTAGCCGTATCGATAATCAGACTTTAGTAGTATCATCTGCTGCTTTTACCATTAGGCCGCCGCAGACACCTTGTTCTTTCTATCTAAAAGGTATAAGATTTGAAGTAGACTACGTAAGTGGATATGATTCCGTGGGTGGTACCCTAACTCTACACTTAAACAACAATACCCCAGATACGCTTGTCTATACAAATTTATCAACCAGTTTATTAATAGCAAATACCTATCTAGACCTAATCACCGCTGGTAATAGATCCGTGGTCACTACACATTTTACTAATATCAATGACCTAGGTTACACCCTGATAGCAACCAACAATGCACTAATCGAAGCAGTTAGCTTGTTCACTTACTATAACTTCAGAGCATTCTACTCAACGAACGGAGCACAGATACGAAGCCTTAACGGATCTAACTCTTATGGTATATATGGCATCACAGCTGAAGGTTCTGATCCAACAGAAGTACCTAGCCAAGCCTATCTCTACTATCCAATGACGCAGACTGCTGTCATCTATAAGCAGGGCATATATTCAGCTGTCGGTAATTCTGGAGACATAATATTTTATGTTACTAACTATTCGTATATTCCATTCGCCCAGAGCGGATTAGAAATAGATCATAACGGTATTATAGTTGAATACGAAGTAAACAGTGTCACTACTGTAGATACTCCAGGTGTTATACAGCTAACTCTAACTAGCAGTGCTAATAGTTCTATCTCAGTAGGTATAGCATCAAGCGGTCTGCTATATCCAGTTACAGATGGACAACCTGTAATCATAAGAGCTTTACAGAATTTCCGATTCAATAATGTATTAAATGTTAATCCAATTAGACCAAGTACTGCATTAGTATTTGATAACGATTTTGATGTTTATAGGGTATTACAATACAACACCGTAAACTTACCTAGCCAAGAAGCTATATTAACTACTAGTACTTCTTATGGTTACGTAAAACTATTAGTTGATTTTACTGCGGGAACTGCACCCGGCACTGGTCAGGCAGGCGATTATCAAATAAATGTGCAGCAGTTGCTCAGTAGCAACGACGTTAGCAGAGTGATAGGCAAGACCATAGCCTGGGGCACGAGTGTACATACTGTAGTTGGTTACGAACCAAACACACTGACTGGCCAGAGTTATGCGCGATTGTTCCTCGATACTCCTCTGTCCAAGTCTCTATTAAACAACACAGGATCTATAGTAATCACTAATTACGTGAGGAATACTAGCGGTGTAGTCACGATAACTGCTCCTAATCATGGACTTAGTTCTCTAAATTATGTCACTATATCAAACACAGGTGTTGTAGGTATAGATACAGCAGGTCTATATGTAAAAGTAACTTATATTGATGCAAACAGTTTCAGTTATCAAAGCAGTTCGTTATCAGCATATGGTCCTTCATCGGGCGGTATAGTTGGTGGCATCAGCTTCGTTGGCGGTATCAGTGTTATAGATCTGAGAGCAGGTATGACCAACATACAGTACATACC